TAACAAATCATATTAGGTGGTTCATATTGTGGAGGTCTGTAATGGATCACACAAGATCCTTTTACTCTACCAACTTCAAATTTCATAACGCTACTATAATTACCGTAAAATGGATATTTTGTCATAGGCCAAGCATCCTTTGCATTCCAATATCATGTAGGGTTTGTGGTTTTTTTCGTTTAACTTTGCCGTCTTGAACCGTGTAATACATACCATAATCAACAGTATTAGGGTGCGACATATAAATAATAACTTCAACACCTTCAGTAAACGAATTGGCAAAGCCCTGTATAGTTTTACTCATTGCATAGATACCGCTTTCCGAATCACTTCGACAGGCATAATACATTATTTAAACCTCTTCATTCTTTCTAAATTCTTTTCGGCAGTTTCGTAACCACTCAATTCCATGAACAAATTCTTTTTAAACTCCACGATAACTTCGTTGTATTTGTTCCGAGCTTTCCGAGCATCACGCCACTGATTCTGATTAGAATATTTAAACTCATTCCTAAGTTGATTGTGAGATTCATTAATTAAATCAATAATATACTCCTTATATCTAGAACTTACATTAAACTTTCCGGGTTCATTTGATGGCATATTAACTCCTCTTTTTGATAGCTTCAATAATAACAGTTGTACCTCCTTGTCTGTAACAAGCCAAACAATCAATACATTTTTTATCTGTACAGTTTTGTGCGTCTTGATACTGATCCTTTTGAACAACATTAAAGACTTTATCAAACCCTTTGGGTGGCATTATCCTAACAACATTTACCGTAGGGTTTGAATAAATTAATATAAGATTGTCTGGAGTCTCATTGTGTTTTTTATACTGCCGAATGATATCCCGTCGCTTTGTCCACAGTGTAAAGTTACAGTGTGGATTCTTCAAAGCTATTCTATGAAAGTTAATCATGTGAACATAATTTATTAACTCGCCGTGACCATGAAACCTAAAGAAGGCTGCATTGATTGTAGGAATCTCAGCGTAATCTAGTATTGCCATAGATAATAATGCTGAGTTTCTTTCAAAGGCTGGCTGGCAGTTTTTTCTGGAACCGTTGAGCATGTTCATTGAATAGCATGATTCACAAATTGCATCAGATTTATTCATTGTGATACAAAACTCATTGGTCACAGTGTTAGTATTTATTGCAGGAATCCCTTTAAGTTTTCCTTCCATCGTACTGAAATGTATAGACATTATACTACCTCCACATTTAATTCAGTTTCAATCCAAACTTTAGCACCACAACTCAAAGGTTTATCAGGACGATAAACTAATTTAGCAACAACATTACCTTCGGAATCTTTAATTGTTGCCTCATTACCTTTTCTATTTTGTTTATAATCTTTAACAGTAAGAACAGGTAAGTCTTTTACATAAGCACCTTTACTATTAGCTCGGATGTTATGCTGATTAACATGTAATATAGTCTTCATATATTCTCCTAAAATGGGTGAGCAGTTTATAGACATGCTCAGGTCTACCTAATACTTTTACAGGTTTGCAACCCCATATCAGCGTGAAGGTAGCATTTTGATTTACGACATGCTTTAGTCGTGTAACAGTTCGTGGTTAGTGATTCATCTAGTCACACCAGCGCCACGGCAAACAGCTTTAAGGGTGCATATAGTATATGCCACAGGATTTACAGTCCCGCACTGTCCCGCCCTGTTACCTCCATGGTAGTTAATAAGCAGTTTTATATCATACTTAGGATATTAAATGGTTTTCTGAATCACGTTTATAACTTCACAGGAGCAACTCTGCTAGTTATAAAACCTAACCTCTACGCGGAGGACTTCTTTATAGGGCAATTGCTGTAGTCGTCTACAGTATACACCAAACCCAGAAAACCAAATCGGCTCATTAGCTCTTATTAACTCTCTCAAGAAACTTGAGAGTTAATAAGAGCTTTAAGTTATCTAAACTCCTAAAAACTCACGGTATCTTTCAAGATGTTCTATAAATTCCTTATGGTCCATAAAACCAGTAATAGTTAAAATGTCCTGTTGAGGCATTCTATTTTGTAGACTTACTAATTCTTTCCATTCTGCTGTGTCATACCTAGACATAATACTTCCTTCTTTTCTTAGATTGTGGTGCCAACATAAAGATTGTTAAAATAAGACCAATCATTAATCCTGATAAACTACAGATTATAACAACACCAATCTCAGTCTCATAATTTTGACTGGCATAATATATAAAAAACAAAGATAAACTAAACAATATACCTGCAATAAAATTCATATCATTTCCTTGGCCGAGGCCTTTTAGCTCTTATTAACTCTCTCAAGAAACTTGAGAGTTAATAAGAGCTTTTAAGTTATTTAAATTAGCCCTGAAGATGAGCTAATATAGACTCCATACCAGACTTAATAGTCTGGATAGACTCTGACATTTCCGAAACCTCACCTTCTATGAAGGTCATACGTGCTTCTAATTCTTTAAATTTCGGAGACTCCTTTGGAGTCTTGGTGGGTTTCTTTGAAACCGTTGTAGGTTTCTCTGAAACCTTTTTAGTTTTCTTAACAGGTTTCTTTGAAACCTTTTTAGCAATCGGCTTGGCAGTAGTCTTTTTAGACTTCTGGTTTGTACCTTTTTCTTCAAAATCTAATTGCAAATTTGCAATTAAATACTTGGGTAGTTCGTCAGAACTAAACCAGTTGGAAACTTGTCCTGAAGTAACACCCTTTGGGTTGTTACTAGCAATGACAGCCTGAACTTGTTTCCACAGTCTAAACCAGTAAATATCTTGGATATTTTCTAGCTCCTGAATTTGCTTTGCAAATTTAAATACAATTGCACGAAACTGCTTTGCAGTTGCTATTCGGTCTTGGTTTTGAGCTGGCTTCGCCATGTTGTTTTCTCCAATTTAATAGTTATGTTTTAAAGATTTAAAAGATCTTCACAAAGTTCAGATCTTTTAAATCTTTAAAACTAACTATAACCCTCCAAAGTTACTTTGTAACTTTGGAGTTTTTTAATAAACCTTTGGTTTATTAGATTTGATATCGTTTAAGATATCACAGAAGATTGGAGAAATTTTAAAAACTCTATGGAGTTTTTATGGAGATTGAGGAAAAGGTTGGAAGTCTTTGAAATCTTTAGATTTCAAGTTCTTTAAAGTATTACTTTAAAGACTTTTCAGAATCTTTTAGATTCTGTCAACAGATTTTTAGAATCTAAAAGATTCTATAGACTCTCCAAGTACTCTAAAGAAACTTTAGAGTAACTCTAGAATCTATAGATTCTACTTTCACTCCTTTGGAGTGACACCTAGCTACTCTAAAGTTCCTTTAGAGTACTTCTGAGTCTAAAAGACTCAGGGGGAGGCAGGAGGCCAGCCGGGGTACCCCCTATATATACTAATGCTTATACATTTTACAGAACTTCAGAGTGTCAAGTAATACTCGGGGCGGGACTCTAAAGTTTTTGGGCGGGTATTCTAAAGTATTTATAGCGGGTATTTAAAGACAGTACATACTATATATCTATATGTAACCGGGGTGGACCGATTACGTTAGTATATAGTCAGAATAGCTTTTTGTCAAGTTGTTTTTTACTTGACAAATACGTCAGCGGCACTATAATAAATGACATGAATAAAGAACTTACAGAAAAACAACAGTCTTTCTTAAACCACTTGGTAGAACAAGGGGGTGATCCGAAGAAGGCAGCGGAGTTGGCTGGGTATAATAGTGGTCATTATCAGGTTGTAAAATCTCTTAAAAAAGAAATACTAGACTTAGCTGAAGGAATCCTAGCTCAGTCAGCTCCAAAAGCTGCTTTAAAACTTGTAGAAGTAATGAATTCAGATGTGCCTATTCCACAGGCCAACATGAGACTACAAGCTGCTCAAACTATTTTAGATAGAGTAGGCTTAGGTAAATCTGATCGTATAGATGTTAATCATAAATCAGAAGGAGGTTTATTTATATTACCTTCTAAACAAGAGGTTATTATTGATGGAGAATACGAGGAAGCTTAAAGGTCATGTACCTTTTGGTTATAAAAAAGAAGAAAAAGAATTAATACCTATAGAATCAGAATTAGAAGCTTTAGAAGAAATAAAAGACCTAGTAAACAATAAAGTAATTAGTCTAAGAGAAGGTTCATCTTGGATTGAATACAAAACAGGTCGTAAGCTATCCTACCAAGGTTTAAAGAATATAATTGACAATGAACGATTGGGACAATAATCCAGATAAATATCTTACCGATGATAAAGGTAATTTTATTTTAAAAAAAGACGGTACTCCAAAACGTAAAGGTGGAAGACCAAAAGGTTCTAAAGGTAGAGGCTATAATTATCATAGCCAAACCAAAGCTAAAATGACTGCTAATAGAACTATAAAAGAAAAGCAGAAGAAGATAGCTAAAGTAGAATCTAAATTATATTCTTATAAAGAGTCTCTTAAAAATACTAAAGAGACTATGAAAAAACTAGAAGATCCTAATGCTTCTAAAATTACAACGCCCGAGGAGCTATCAAACACTCCAAAAGCTATAAAAGAAGAAGCTAAAGATAATGTTATTTTTGCTCCGAACGAAGGGCCTCAGACAGAGTTCCTAGCAGCCGCTGAGACGGACGTATTGTACGGAGGAGCCGCAGGGGGTGGTAAGTCCTACGCTATGCTCGTAGACCCCCTCAGATACGCTCACAGGGCCGCTCATAGGGCGTTAATCATTAGACGGTCGATGCCAGAACTCCGAGAGCTAATAGATAAGTCAAGAGAGTTATACCCGAAAGCATTTCCGGGTTGTAAGTACCGAGAAGTAGAAAAGCTTTGGAACTTCCCAAGCGGAGCTAAGATAGAGTTTGGTTTCCTTGAACGTGATGCAGATGTATATCGTTATCAGGGTCAAGCATATTCATGGATAGGTTTTGACGAGATTACTCACTTACCAACAGAGTTTGCTTGGAACTACTTAGCTTCACGACTAAGAACAACAGACAGCGAGATAACGCCTTATATGCGTTGTACTGCTAACCCCGGTGGCGTAGGCGCACACTGGGTTAAAAAAAGATATATAGAACCTTCAGAACCTGACCAAAGTTTTTTAGGTCAAGATGGTTTAACAAGAAAGTTTATACCGGCTCGTTTAGAAGATAATCCATTTTTAGCAACGGATGGTCGTTACGAGCAAATGCTTAAAGCTTTGCCCCCTACGCAACGTAAGCAATTACTTGAAGGAAACTGGGACGTAAACGAGGGGGCAGCTTTTACCGAATTTAGCCTAGAAGAACATGTAATACCACCTTTTGAAATCCCAATACACTGGGATAGGGTTAAAGGTATTGACTATGGTTACGCTAGTGAATCAGCTTGTATCTGGGCTACAATAGACCCAAGCGACGGAACCTTAATAGTTTATAGAGAATTATACCGTAAAGGCTTGACAGGAGAGGATTTAGGCTCTATAATAACAGAGATGGAACTCTCTGACCCTTTTTCTGTCCAAGGAGTTCTGGATACTGCTGCGTGGTCTAGAACAGGTACTACAGGCCCTACAGTCGGAGAAACATTAGTACGACAGGGCCACAAGCTACGCAGAGCAGATAAAAACAGAATACAGGGTAAGATTCAGATTCACGAATACTTGAGGCTGCAGCCAAGCGGAAGACCACGATTACAGATTTTCAGTAGCTGTCCTAGCCTGATACGCGAGCTTCAAGGCATTCCTTTAGA